CGCTGACCTTCATCGGCTTGCGGTCGCCTTCAGGCAGGCCGAGGTCCAACCAGATGGACCAGTGAGATACTCGCGTATCCCGAGCAAGGCCCGAGAGAGCCTTGATCATGTCAGGCACGTTGTCAGCGTTCCAGCGACCTTCCGACCGAGCGCGGAGCTCGAGGGAGCCATCCTTGCCAGAAACCCAAGACACATTGCCTTCGAAGTTTGCCATTGTTCCGATTCCTATTTCAAAGAGCACCGAGGTGGACCGTTCCGCCTCGGGCCAGCACCGTTGCTGACCCCATTATTAAGACATATTTGGCCGGGAATGTCAAATGCTAGTTTTTTCGGGGCTTTTCCGGGCGCCGTTTTGGAAATCTTTTGCCTCGTTTCGCGCTTGGCAGGCTGGCCCGCCCCCACCTGGACTGAGGTTTTTTAGGCCCCCCGCCAGTGTTCTAAACCCCCCATAACAAGACCCAAAAAATCAAAGTGTAAAGTTAGCACAGCCCCAAGAACCAACGTGTAAAGTTTCATCTTCCACTTGACACCCGCTCAGCCGCTCAAATATCTTCTATTCATGCACATGGCACCTCACGAACCTACCCGGTGGACCGACAGATTGGCGTTTGATATCGCCCTTCGCCTTGAGGGTAGTGGTGAGGAGGTCGGTGAAATACTCTCCCGGCACACACTGGAACTACAATCCTTCCAAATCATCAGCAAAGACCCGCTTTTCCTACGCCAAGTAGGTAAGTTTCGTGAGGAAATCAGGGATAAAGGCGTCACATTTCGCCTGAAGGCCCGCACACAGGCCGAAGAATTGCTGAAAACCTCGTGGGTCCTGATCCACAGCCCCGATGTGAGCGCCGCAGTGAAGGCAGACCTCATCAAATCTACTGTGAAATGGGCTGGATTGGAGCCAAAGAACGACTTTAACAGCGATGGCGGCTCCGGTGGGGTGCGTATTACCATCAATTTAGGCGGTCAGGAGCTTGGCGCGACCACAATCGTGGATGCTGAAGCTGAGGATACGGATGAGCGCCTTGAATACGCTGAATAGGGCTGGAATCGAGGACCTACAGACCACTGATCCGCTTCAAGCCAGGCGGTTGGAGCAGGAATTGGCAGCGCGTGGGGTCTCGTATATGACCCAGATCGTCAAAACCAAGCGAGAAGGGCTGAGGTACGTGATCAAGCTGCTGAGTCCGGTCCATGCCGGAGAATGACCTAGAGGGTTATCTGTTCCATTGCATCCCGGTGAATGATCTGAGGGAGCATGTCATTGATGACGAGGGCACCTGCTGGTGTCAGCCAGAGTTTGACACGGAATATGAGATGTTTATCCACAATAGTGCGGATGGGCGTGAGGATTATGAGGAGGGGCGGCGGTTGCCGCATTGATCTGACCCATGGCATTGGAGATCAACTATACCCCACCACCAACTGGGAAGCGGTTCATGGCCTCGGACGCGCGTATGCGCGTCCTTATGGGGCCGGTTGGTTCTGGCAAGTCCGTGACCTGCTCATTCGAGGTGGTGCGCCGGGCAACGATGCAGGCTCCCGATCAGAACGGGCGTAGGCGCTCACGGGCGGCTATCGTACGCGAGACGGCAAGGCAGCTTCAGGATACCACCATCAAGACCTTCCTTGACTGGTTCCCACCCGGGCAGTGTGGGGAGTTTATGCGTACCACCAAGACGTACTTCTTCAAGGTGGGTGATGTTGAGTGCGAGATCATGTTCCGGGCGTTGGATGACGCTGACGATGTGGCCAACCTGAACTCGTTGGAGCTTACCTTTGCGTGGTTCAATGAGTGCCGGGATATCCACCCGGACATTGTGGATGCCATGTCTAAGCGCATTGGGCGCTTTCCGTCCAAAAAGGATGGGGGTCCAACGTGGCACGGGATGTGGGGTGATACCAACCCGCCAGTGATGGATTCGTGGTGGTATTATCAGATGGAGAAGTTGGACCCGGCAGATGGGGTCTCACTTAACGAGAATGGGTGGTCGGTGTTTAAGCAGCCGAGTGGGCGGAGCCCCAAGGCTGAGAACGTGGAGAACCTGCCTGAAGGGTATTATGATACCCAGGGCAGGTCAGAGGACTATATCCGGGTTTATATTGACGGGGAGTACGGGCTGTCCTCGGCTGGGACGCCTATCTACAAGTACTTCAGAACAGACTACCACATGGCCAAGTCGCCCTTGCGGCACATCACCAACGGTGTGCGGCCTATCGTGGTGGGGATGGACCTAGGACTCACGCCTGCGGCTGTCATCGGGCAGCAGGACCCACGTGGCAGGGCGCTCATCTTGGATGAGGCGGTCAGCTTCGACATGGGGGTGCAGCGGTTCGTACGGACGGTGCTCAAGCCGTTGCTGTTCGAGCGGTTCCCGGGGGCACCGGTCATCGTGGTGACCGACCCATCAGGGGTGCAGAGGGCGCAGACCGACGAGCGCAGCGCGGTGGACATCATCAAGGCCGAGGGGGTGCGGGTCATGCCCGCCCGGACGAACAACATCTCGGCCCGGGTCAACGCAGTGGACGACTTCCTCATGCGGCAGGTGGACGGGGACCCGGCGTTCTTGGTTGACCCCAGGTGCAGCCAGCTTAAAGCGGCCATGATGGGGGGCTACCGGTACAAACCCAAGGGTAATGGCGAGATCGAGAAGAACCGGCACAGCCACGTGGCCGAGGCTCTACAGTACCTGATGCTTCATATTGCCAATGTGAATGAGGGGTCAACGGCCCACCTGCGGCGGGAGATAAAAGGTATTGCGTCTGTCGGTTGGACTTGATACTATATCTTGTGTCTCCGGTTTTCCGGGGGTGCGTTCTCCTCGTTTGTCCATTCCTCCCCGACTTGCCCCCTTCCGCTGCTGCCTCAGTGGGAGGGGGTTTTTGTTATCTCTTGCAAAGTGCGGTGAAGCTCGCTAGGTTTACCCAAACTGAGCCGTAGAGGGATTTATTATGGCCACCGTCTCCCCGGTCCTTAGCCGCACCGCTGAAGGTATCCCCTATCTCCTGTGGGAGAATGTCGCTACGGGTGATACCATTACTGCTTATGCTGTGCATGGTCGGCTTGCTACTAACGCATCGGTGCAGTTCGCTGGTACCTTTGGTGGTGCGACTGTGAAGTTGCAGACATCGAATGACGGTACGACTTATGCTGACATCAAGGATGTGCATGGCACTACCGTGAGTGCTACAGCAGCCGGGCAGTTTGAGTTTAGCCGCTCTGCGGTTTACTTACGCCCTGCGATTAGCGGCGGCACATCCGATGCTGTTGATATCTACCTTGTCCTTCGCGGCCCTGCGAGCAGCGTGTAATCCATGCCAGGGCTCTCCATACTTCGCGTTGTCAGCAATACTGAGATTGATCGCGTTGAGCGTGAGCGCATGGATGCCGAGGTTCAGGCTAGGCAGAACAGCGATCTGATTATTGGTCTAGCGGCCTTTATCAAGGAATGCTGGGACGCGGCGCGTATCGCCAAAGAGCCCATCAATAACTCCATGCTTAAAGCCTTGCGGCAGCGCAACGGCGAGTATGAAGCAGATAAGCTCCAAGCCATTCGCAATCAGGGCGGCTCTGAAGTTTATATGATGCTGACTGAAGTGAAGTGTCGTGCGGCTGAGAGCTGGCTGCGTGATATCCTCATGGATACAGGTACTCCTCCGTGGGATATTCAACCTACGCCTATTCCTGATCTGTCCCCTGAACGTGATGTTGAGATTCAAGAAGCCTTTGCCGAGCAGGTAATGGCTATGATCCAACAGTCGGGTCAGGCTCCTAACAAGGAGCAGATGATTGGGCTACGCGAGATGGTGGCCCAACAGCTTCGATTCCGTGTGCTTCAGGAAGCGCAGAATCGTATTGATAAGATGAAAATTCGCATTGACGATCAGCTTGCTCAAGGCGGCTGGGCCGATGCGTTCAATGAGTTTCTAACCGATCTGGTGACCTTCCCGTGTGCCTTCATCAAGGGGCCGATTGTACGCCGTCAGCGGCATTTGGGTTGGATCAAGGGTCCTGATGGGCGCACCATAGTCGAGGCTAGTGAGCGACTGGCGCCTGAGTTTGAGCGGGTTGATCCGTTCAATATCTATCCTGAGCCGGGCATTACACGGCTCAATGATGGGTATATCTTTGAGCATCATCGCCTCAGCCGCACCGCTCTGGCTGATCTCATTGGGGTGCCGGGGTATGATGACGGCGCTATCCGCAAGGTGTTGGAGGAAGGCCCGGGTCAGTCCTGGGTGTCTGATACCATTGAGATGCAGCGTGAGGAGGAGGAGCGTAAGTACTACACCGAGATGCGCCCAACTGACCTGTTTGATGCCCTTGAGTTTTGGGGGAAGGTCAGTGGGAAAATGCTCCGCGAGTGGGGTATGGACGCTGTTGAGGTGCCGGATGAGGCCCGTGAGTATGACGCAAATGTCTGGCTGGTAGGCAATTACGTCATCAAAGCAGTCCTTAACTACGATCCGCTGGGTGAAAAACCCTATGCTAAGACTTCTTTTATCAAGACTCCGGGCGCATTTTGGGGTCGCGGAATCCCTGAGATTATCGAGGATTTACAGAATATCTGTAATGCGTCAGCGCGGGCTCTCGTTAATAATATGGCCGTGGCATCTGGCCCGCAGGTTGAGGTTAATCTTGACCGCATCCCGCCCAACGAAGACATCACTCAGATGTACCCATGGAAGATTTGGCAGACGCTGAATGATCCCCTGGGTTCTTCGGCTCCAGCGGTACGGTTCAATCAGCCTAACGACAATGCCAACACCCTGATGGCTGTGTATGAGCGGTTCAGTCGCTTGGCCGATGATCATTCAGGTATCCCAGCTTATATCTACGGGGATGTGGATGTACGCGGCGCTGGGCGCACTGCCTCCGGTTTGTCTATGCTGATGGGTTCTGCCGGTAAGGGTATCCGTCAGGTGGTCATGCACATTGATAATGACGTTACAAAACAAGTAGTTAAACGTCAGTTTGTCTATAATATGCGCTATGATCCTGACGAGACCATTAAGGGTGACGCGGAGATTATACCCCGTGGTGCTGTCAATCTGGCTGTACGCGAGACTGTCAACGCTCGGCGCGTGGAGTATTGCTGCACCGCAGCAACAGCAACAACCGCAAGCCCCTCAGGGTGGCGGCGGTCAGCCCCAGATGAATCTGGTGGCTAATAGGAATACTGGGGTGGCTGTATGACCCGTCCTCCCCAGGACATTATTCTGGCGCTTGCTAGGATGAGCAACACCATAGCCCCTTGGCTGCAAGAGTGGCGGCAGAAGGAGATGGACCAGTTATTGTTCACATCTCCTGCTAATGTCGGTATCGCGCAGGGAAGGTGTCAGGTGTTGACAGAGCTATGCAAGTTAGTACAGGATTCACCCGATATGGCGGCACAACCTCGGAAGGGGTAGCGGCCATTTAACCACGCACACCGATGAGGAGCGTTCTGTGACCATTCCTGAGCAGGTTAGACGGCAATCTGAGGCTATCGCAAAGATGTATGCTGAAGGTAACACCAACGAGGCTCCCGCTCCTGCGGATGAGACTACGGGTGCGACCGGCGTACAGGCTGGGCAAGCCGACAGTGAAGCTAATACTGCACCCGAGTCGGCGCCTAACGAGCAAAGGCGATCCGACACCAGTAGCGACGACAGCACTGCTGAACAGCGTTATCGCACCCTTCAGGGTATGTATAATGCTGATACTGCCCGGTTTAGGACAGAAAATCAGCAGCTTAGTAATAGGGTTGCACAATTAGAGCAGTTACTATCTACGTTATCCGCACCGGCTCCGACCACTTATGCTCAGGCTGAGCGGTTGGTGACTGATAAGGATGTCGAGGATTATGGCGACTCCATCGAAGTCATGCGTCGTGTGACTCGTGAGGAGGTTTCGGCGGCTAACCGCCGGGTTGCCGAGTTGGAGCAAGTGGTTCGCCAGTTGCAGACCAACGTAGTTCCTCGTGTTGAGCAGGTCGCTCAACGTCAGGCTGTAACGGCTGAGCAGGCTTTTTGGAGCGAACTAGCTACGGTGGTCCCTGAATGGCGTGATATTAACGCCAGCCAAGACTTCCATAGTTGGCTGCTTGAGGTTGATCCTCTGACCGGGCTTACCCGGCAGACCTACCTTGATGATGCTCAGCGTAACCTCGATGTGCGCCGTGTTGCTGCTTTCTTCACTGCCTGGGAAGGTTCAAATGGTCGATCTGTTGCTCAACCAAATCGGGGCGTAGTGGATTCCCAACTCGATAAGCAGGTAGCTCCGGGGCGTAGTCGCGGGGGCAGTGTCCCCTCTACACAAGCACCGAAGACCTATTCCCACAAGGATATCGCCAAGTTCTTTGATGATGTTCGTAAGGGTGTTTATCGGGGTAAGGAATCTGAACGCGACCGTATCGAGCGCGATATCTTTTCCGCACAGCGGGAGAATCGCATTGTCGCAAATGGTTAAATGGAGATAAGCTATGAGCTTCCCTGTTGCTCCTGGCCGTCCCAACTACTCGGGGAATTTCATCCCTGAGATTTGGTCCGGCAAACTGATCGAAAACTTCTATGACGCCACGGTCCTCGCGGCGATTTCCAACACTGACTACGAAGGCGAGATTCGTAATCAGGGTGATACGGTGAATATCCGTACGACCCCGAACATCACGATCCGCGATTACGTCAAGGGGCAAAACCTTGTCGTGGAAAACCCCGACAAGCCGAAGCTCCAGTTGGTTATCGACAAGGGCGAATACTTCGCTTGCGTTGAGGATGATATTGATCGCGTTCAGTCTGATGTGAAGCTGATGGACCTGTGGTCCAAGGATGCTTCTGAACAGATGAAGATCAAGATCGACCAGCGCGTTCTGACCGACATGCTGCCGGATATTGCGTCTGGTAACAAGGGCGCCACCGCTGGTGCGGTGTCTTCCGCGTTCAACCTCGGCACGACCGCTTCTCCGCTGTCTGTGTCTAAGGATGGCGCTGGTGGCACTGCTTCCGTGCTCGATCTGATTGTGGATATGGGCACCGTGCTTGATGAAGCTAACTGCCCTGAAGCTGGTCGCTTCCTGGTAATTCCGGCCCGCATGGCCGGTCTGATCAAGAAGTCCGAGCTGAAGGATGCTTCTCTTGTTGGTGACAGTATTTCCGTGATCCGCAATGGTCGCCTTGGCATGGTGGATCGCTTCACGCTGTATGTCAGCCATAACCTAAAGGTTGACACTGGCGGGAAGTACAACATCATCGCTGGTACGAAGATGGGTCTGACGTTTGCTTCTCAGATGACTGAGATGGAAACGATCCGCTCCGAAACGACCTTCGGTAACATCATCCGTGGCCTCCAGGTCTATGGCTATAAGGTTGTGAAGCCTGAAGCCTTGTCCCAGGCCGTTGTGACCTTCGCCTAAGGAGCACCGACATGACCGCATTTACTGACTCCTA